TGACCTTAAAGGAACTATCACTTTGACTTTAAAAAAGAAAACTATACAATCAGTTTATAATCAGGTTATGATGTGTAGTGAGTTAGGTTTTCCTAACTTTCAAAAAGGTGAACCGATTAACAAGTTAATGATGGAGATAAAAAGAGAAGTGAAGAAAGAAAGTAAAGAACAAGACTTTGGTTGGAAAGATTTTTTAGAATTTTGGCCATTGAGTATTGTAATACCTAGTATGTTATTATTAATATTATTAGGATCGGCAGGAGTAATATAATGTATAGACAAGATGATGAATTTCAGCACGCTGATAGACCATACAGAAAATTAGATGATAAGATAAAAGAATTAAACTCTACAAGAGTCTTTAAAAAAGTTACACCTAAAGGTGATCTATCTTGGTATATAAAATGGATTGCAAGTTTTATGCTAATGATAGCAGTATGCTTTAGGGCGGCAGATGTAAACCATATGTTTGATTTATATTTTAGTCTTGCAGGTACAGTAGGTTGGTTGATTGTAGGATTTTTATGGCACGATAGGGCATTAATATTTTTAAATGCTATTCTTTCAACAGTTTTATTAACAGGAATATTAAAGGAGTTACTCGCTTGTAGTAATTGTATGATACCATTATGATAATAGAAGAAATAAATGTACAAGATTTAAAACCACATCCAATCAATTTAAAATTATATAATTTTGATAATGATGATAGGACAGATTTAAGAAAGTCAATGTTAAAGACTTATAAAGAGAATGGTTATCCTAATACTGAAATATGTTTAATAGATAAAAATAATATAGTCTATTCAGGAAATAGGCGTTGGCACTCGGCAACTGAAGAAGAACTTCCAAAATTAAGATGTACGAGAACTAAACATACCTTTGATGAAAAGTGTTTAACTGATCCAGTATTGTATAAAAAAGAATTAGATATTTTATCAGACTTAAATTATCCTGGTACTAAAAGAAATGAACTTGCTTGGGAAGTAGTTTTAACAAAGTATGACCAGTATAATAAAGTAGATGAAAAAATAACAGGTAAACCTTATTCTAATAAACAAAGAAACTATTGGTGTAATCAAAATACAAAATATAGTACAGACAATTTTAAAAAGATGGTTGAAATATACGAAGAAGGTAGATTAGACCTAATTAAAAAAGTTGATTTAGATGATGTTTCTGTAAATGACGCTTATAAAGAAGCAATGAATATTCAACCTAAAGTAAAATTAGAATATGATCCTGATAGAAAAAATTGGATACAACATATCAAAGACAATCCAGAAGTAGGAAAAAGAATTGTTAGATATGCTAATAATATGTTTAATTACAAATTAAATTATTCAATGAAAAATATACACGGAAAAGTTATTAATAACTTACCTGAACACCCTACACACGGACACGAGCAAAATATGTTAAGTACAAACTTGTCTAATGATTATATGTCTGCTGTTTCAATAGTGTTAGAAGAAGAAGGTTTTGACTCTATTACACCTAGAGAAGAAGCAGGATTGCCAGATATAAGAATTTTAAATTTATCTAAAGAAGGATATCATCCTGAAAGAATAGAGGTTAAAGTTGCTAAGTTTAATGGACACGGTTCTAAAACTTATATATCAGCAGGTCCAGGTGCTACTAGAATTGTACCACACACATTTTTATTAGTTGTATATGATCCAAAAACTAAAAGACAAATGGCAGTATTAAGTGATTTAATTAAAGAAGATTGGAAATCGGATGCTAGAGGTAAAAAATGTGAAATGGGTATGAATGTTTGGGCAGATAGTCATATAGATGATTGCGTATTTTTATGTGGCGACGGTTTTATAGATACTAATAATGTGTTTCAAATTGAAATGCACAAGGTGAAAGGAGGAGAATAAGTTGAGTATAACAGTAGAAGTACGAAAAGGTAATGTTGAACAAGCAATGCGAGTGCTTAAAAGAAAAGTACAAAAAGAAGGCATTGTAAAAGAATTAAGAGAAAGACAATCTTACGAAAAACCTTCTGAAAAAAAGAGAAGAAAAAGGAAGGAAAACATTGCAAATTGTAAGAAAGAGAAGAAAAAATTAGAACGACAAAGAGGTTATTAAGTTTAAAAGTTTTGCGTTGGTGATAGATAAATATATAATGTTGGGGCTATTCGTAAGTCCTCACGCAAGAACCCGACCTAGAAATTAAGTCGGTGTCGCAAAACGCTGCTTTGCTACTTTACAGCGTGAACAATAAAGTAGCTTGTAATTATTAATTTAATGATTATATAAATAAATGTAGAACGCCATAATGGGTTCTATTTAAATAAACTTGCTTAACAAAAGGAGTTATAATGACTAATAAAGCATTTTCAATTTTCAATCAATTAAGACCGGTAACCGTAGGGTTTGACAATATGTTTGACCACTTTGAAAGAATGGTAGATGACCATAATTTCAACGAAATGGTTGCTGTAAAATACCCACCATACAATATCGTAAAGACAGGTAGTTATACCTATGATATTCAACTAGCACTTGCTGGTTATGGTAAGAAGGATATAGATGTATCTTTTGAGGATAGTGTATTAACAGTTAAATCTGTCAAGGATACAGCCGAGAAAGAGGTTGAAGAAAACCAAGGCGTACTTCATAAAGGTATCGCCAAACGTATGTTTCAAAAGTCTTTTACAATCGCCGAAGATGTAGAAATCAAAGGTGCTGAACTGAAAGACGGTCTATTGAGTGTATCTATGGAAAGAGTTATTCCAGAACACAAGAAGGCTAGAACTATTAAAATTAAGTAGTTTAAGAGACCAGAGGCGAGGCAGCATTGACTTTCTCGCCTCTTTAGTATATACTAACACTATATAAATTATGAAGGAGTGAATAATTATGAACATAAGTGAAAACACCATATCGGTGTTAAAGAACTTTTCAGATATTAACCAGAATATTCTAGTTAAACCTGGAAACAAAATACAGACTATCTCTACAATGAAAAACATCTTGGCAGAAGCAGAGGTGACGGAGAAGTTTGATAGTGAGTTTGCTATATATGACTTGCCTGAATTTTTAAGGGCAGTTGATTTGTTTGAAAAACCTGCATTAAAATTTAATGGTGGTTCAAATGTAACTATAGCGTCCTCTAACAATAAACAATCAATCAAATATTTCTTTGCTGATAAGTCAGTTATTGTTGCACCAACAAAAGCAATCAATATGCCAGATCAGTATGTATCTTTTACTTTAAAGAAAGATGATTTTGCTAGATTGCAGAAAGCAATTACTACATTAAATTTACCAGATGTTGCCGTAGTAGGTGATGGTAAAAACATTAAGTTAGTTGCTACTGATAAGAAAAATAAATCTTCAAATGACTATTCTGAAGTAATCGGAGAAACTGATAAGAAGTTTAATGCTTACTTTAAAGCAGAAAACTTAAAGATTATTGGTGATGATTATGATGTAGAAATCTCACAACAAAAGATAAGTCATTTTGTTAACAGGAACAAACCTGTACAATATTGGATCGCACTAGAACCTGACTCTGAATTTTAAGGAGTTAGACTATGGCGGATTTCTTATGGGTTGAACAGTACCGACCTAAAACAATAGAGGACTGTATTCTACCAGAGCAAACTAAAAAGACATTTTTAGAATTTCTAAAGAAAAAAGAAATACCTAATATGTTGTTGTCAGGTACAGCAGGCACAGGTAAAACAACTGTTGCTCGTGCTTTATGTGAACAACTAAATGCTGATTATATCGTAATCAATGGTTCAGATGAAGGTAGACAAATTGATACCTTGAGGCATAAGATTAAAAACTTTGCTTCTACTGTATCTTTCAATACCGAATCTAAACATAAAGTAGTCATAATTGACGAGGCAGACTATATGAATGCTGAGTCAGTACAACCTGCTTTGCGTAATTTCATTGAAACATTTTATAAGAATTGTAGGTTTATATTAACTTGCAACTATCCTTATAAGTTTATTGAACCATTAAGAAGTAGATTTACACAAATAGATTTTAAGATAGTCAACGGTCAAAAGGTAAAGACAGCAACTGCTTTACTTAATAGACTAGGTAAAATACTTGATGAACAAGAGGTATCTTATGACAAAAAGGTACTTGCTGAGTTGATTCAAAAGTATTATCCAGACTTCAGAAAAACTATTAATGAACTACAAAGATATTCAGTAAATGGTAAAATTGATAGTGGTATCTTCTACAATCAAAAAGAGGCAGATATAAAGAGTTTATTTGCGTCTTTGAAGAAGAAAGACTTTAACGAAACTAGAAAGTGGGTAGTGAATAACTTGTCAGTAGCACCTGCTGATCTGTTTAGGATCATCTATGACTCGTCTAAAGAACATCTACATCCTCAATCTGTACCTCAAGCAATACTTTTATTAGCAGGATACCAATATAAATCAGCATTTGTAGCAGACCAAGAGATAAATATGGTTGCTTGTTTGACTGAAATAATGGCGACTTGCAAATTTAAATAAATTATTAAAGAGGATACAATGGCACGAAGAACATTTTGGCGTAAAGCGATAGTCAAATTGCGAATGTGGTATGCAGATATACGAGGACATCACGGTAAAAGATATAATTATGAACCAGGTGATTGGTATATGGGCAGACATAACAGACGCAACAAATAATGGCATACGAATTAAAAGAATACTTGAAAGCGATTAACGAGTCTAAAGAGGACTTAATGAAATCAGATGAAACCTGGATTAAGAAATATCCAGCATACATTATTAATCGTTGTTTATCTATGTTTTGGGATACTCTACCTCAAGCAAATGAAATGAATGGTTATCACTTCCTAAGTAATCAGGTTCAGTTTCAATTTTTAATAAATAGTGTAAGAAAGAAAAAACGGTTTGGTGGTCGCTGGTTAAAGCAATCCAAATTAGCTTCTTTAGAGTATGTGAAAGAGTATTACGGTTATAGCAATGAGAAGGCTAAAGACGCTCTCAATATACTTACAGAAAAACAAATTGAAGATATTAAAGAATCCTTGAAAAAAGGTGGGAGAAAAAAATGAGTGAAGAAATACAATGGTCGCCTGAAAGTATGTTAGAAGTAACTATCAAACAACCAGATGACTTTTTAAAAGTAAGAGAAACTTTAACAAGAATCGGCGTTGCAAGTAGAAAAGACAAAACACTATTTCAATCGTGTCATATACTGCACAAACAAGGTAAATATTACATAGTACATTTTAAAGAACTTTTTGCTTTAGATGGCAAGAAGGCAACTTTAGTTGAGAACGATATACAAAGAAGAAACACAATCGCTATTTTATTACAAGACTGGAACCTAATTGATATAGTTAATAAAGACGAGGCAAATAACAAGGCGCCTTTAAGTCAGATAAAAGTATTACCATTTAAAGAGAAAAAAGAATGGAATTTATCTGCTAAATATAACATAGGAAAAAAGGTTACAACAGATAGCGACAATGCAAATACCAAAGTTTAAAGAATTTTTTGTAGAACAAGATTTAGAGCGTAAGCAGAAACCTATATCTGTTGCTATTATTACAATAGCAGATTCAGATGACCCTAAAGAAAACACAACTGCTGATCTTATATCAAAAGC